GGTAAATGAGCGAACCCCATTGTGCGGCCATAGCCGCCATTCTCAGTATGCATAAGACGTGATTCCCACCACCCCAGTGGTGCAGGCTACAATATCAGGATTGTAGCACATTCTTATTGAATCATAACGCTTTTCAAGGATGACCTGCAGATCGGGTGGCACGCCAAACGCCTCAAAAAAAGAGACGCGTGTCTTCGGATGTATGGCGATGTCAGAAGCCTCCATGCCTCGTGCCAAATAATCCATTCCCGTTGTTAGGGTGGTTGTCCGCTTGCAGCTGGTGCCTCGACCAATCATCGAGTACCATGCCTGCTGAACCGGAATTCCGGCGGTTAACGCCAGTCCACATCCTGCTATCGCTCCTCGCCAACTGTCATAGGCCTCGCGGGTATTGCCCAGTCCAAGGTTGATTGAGTCTTTTCCCATCGCCATCTGGCAGTTACGAACCATCACATATCCTGATGGTGTCCATACTGGGTGACACTGACAAAATTTCAGGTGTTCTAATTTGTCAGCAATACCCTCGACTTCCATTTCAACGCCATAGCGGAGGAAGAAGGGATCTAAGTTGTCTGTGAGCCATTCCAGATCAACGGCTTCACATAAGATGGAACAATCGTCACCATTGTTCACCAACTCTAACCGGAAGTTCGGCCAGTCAGCCCGTCGGCCAACAAGCAGTCTTTTCCGTGCTTCGCTGAAAAACGCAAACATCAAACTCGTCATGATGATTACGTTGCCCAACCCCGTGTTCATGTCGCCAGACATGCGGTTGCCACGGATGGTATATCTGATTTTTCCATCCGGTGTGTTGGCAAACCCTGTGTTGAATAGTTGCATTTTCAGCAATGTCTTCAGTAGCGCTCTTTCCTCCTTATTGGAACACTTGTCCTTGTGACGCAGTGCTCGAGTGTAAAAGGTATGCTCATACTTGAGCATCATCTCACTGACATGCTGGTCGAAGCGTTTGGCATCCACTCTAATTGCCCGCGGGTTTTGAAAATTCGCCCACTTCTTAGAGATTTCCTCCCCTTGTCGGGAGGCATTCATGCCCTTCATAACGGTTCTTCCTGCCTCAGGAGAAAATTGTTTGAAAGTTTTATCGATTGCCCGGAAATAACGATGTTCATCGGGTTTGATAAATCGCGCTAGTTGTACATTGAATCTTGCTGAACGTGCCTGGATAATGCGTGGATCCTTGGCAAGTATGTTTTGGACGTCGTTGGTTACCGCCCCAACGCCAATAGCAACATTTACTTTTTCAACTTTCACGTGTGCGGCGATAAAGCCATCACGGGGTATCAGCG